ACGTTTTGTTGTTGCCTTTCTCTGTCAAAGGTCAAGCGGTTCTGGTCTTCCTGGGACTTACGGGCCAGTTCGCCTTCGCGGATGTCTAACTCTCGCTGCTTAAGCGCAACCAGTGGGTCTTCATCTACGGTGCCCTGTAGTTGCTCCTCTACTTGGTTAAATTGCTTAGTAAACTCAGCAATAAGCTGGGCAACACGGCCTTCGTATTGGGGGCGGTTTTCTTCGCTGGGCTGTATGCCCTGCTGTTGGAGCTCTTGGGCGGCTTGGGCTTCGGCCTTAAAGGAAAAATGCTCGTATATATGCCCCACCATCAAAGCGTATACCGCCATTTGGCTCCGCACTATTTTACTCTGCATAAAAGCAGTATGGGCCTCGATGTGGGAATCATGTTCTTGGTCTTCAAACACCTGCAAAGGCTTACCCGCACCAGTTAATACAAGGGGAGCTCTGCCGTTTTCTACGGCGGGGTTTTCTGGTTTTGGCTCTTCCTCGGGTTTTAGTATTTCGTCAATGTTGTCTATGCCCAAAGCCGAATAAACTCGGCGGTAGGCTTCGTACATGTTGTGTATCGCCGGGTTAGAAGTGGCCATGGTGAGCTGTTCTTGGGCCAGCATTATGCGCTGCGCCATGCTAAAGATATTGGGGTCACTTACGGGGAGGATGTCGATTTCGGGACCAAAATCCTCAGCAAACAACGTGGGGCTCTGGGTCTGCACCGCATACGGGTAGCCCGGTTGCACCGCCGCGAGCTCACCAAACAAATTCCCCAGCAGTCTTAGCTCATTCTTCAACGCCGCATGTAAGCGCTTATGCACCGCGCTCATTACCTTGCTGCCACGCTCTAAAAGCGCAACGGTAGTGCCTACGGGTAAGTCGCCACGGCCTTCGGCTACGCCTATTTCCTGCGTGCCTACGAATTTTTCCGCCGCTGCAATAACAAACCCCATAAGATTAAACAGCGTAGTGCTGGGTTCCTTATAGGGCAACGGTAACAAAGACTCCCGCAAATTGTTGCCGGGTACGTCCACATCGCGCCATTCCCCGGGTTGGATTGCTGTGTCATCATCGGCTATACGCATACCCCGTGCCTTAAAGCCAGCGGGCAAATTGCTAAGGGTGCCTGCGTCTATTAACTGGCGTAAAGTGCTAGTGGCCGTGCGCGACAAGTTCCCCAACAAGTGTATCAGGCCAAAGCCGTAAAACCCGAGTCCAGGGCTAAACTTGTAGTGAACAAAGTAGCCTATTTTCTGCTTTCTAGTGTCTTGCTCCATGTAATTACGGCGCAGGGAGAGGACTTCGCCATTGTCCTTACAGACCGTAACTATATAAGGCAGCTTTATGCCCGTGGGCTCACCTAAAGGCCCCATGTCCGGAAAGGCCTCCAAGTCCAAGTAACAGTGGCACTCCAGTAGGGAGACCTCTTCATCGTTTTCGGCGTAGCTGGGCTGCGTGCCTTCGATTTTGTTGTACGCTTCGGTGACCCCGGAGGGGCTCTCCTGGCTCATGGGGACAATGTCCACATCCCTATAAAAGCCCGAAACCTGTAATTTGCGCACCTCGTTACTCGACATTTTTATAAAATGGGTAACGCGCTCAGCATTTTTAAGGTCCGTAGCGGTGTAAGGCACCACTAAGTCCTCGGCGGGAACAAACTTACTAATAGGACGGCCTAGTTGGGTGTCCTGGTACACTTTTTTGAACGCCGACCCCGCACACCCCAAATAATAGAGCATTTGGTCAAATTCGGGCTCATATTCCTCCATTTCGTACATGATTTGGTAGTTCATGTAGTCTTTTACGCGGTCAGCGCGGGCGTCCATTTCGGCGCTGGAGGCACCAATTATCTTAGTTTTTACCGGCCCATTAGCCGGTATTAGCTCTTTGTACGCCCCCGCCTGGAATTGAGTTACCGCCTCGTTAAGCAACGGATGCACCACCCCCGTTGCGCCCGTAAAGGGCTCAGTGCGGTTGTCGTAACGCAAACCCAGTAGCTCAAGGCCCTTGCTGTAGGTGTCCTCCCAGTCTTCACGGGAATTTTTATCATCCTCGTAGGCAGAGAGTATCTTCAAACTTATTGAACCCAGCTCTGCGGGGTCGAGGGTTTCGGCAAGGTTAGCGTCAAACGGGGCGGTGGCGGCGTCCAGCTCAGGGGTGGGGCCAAAGTTTATGGTGGCACCGCCTTCTTCAAGGTCCTCTTCGACTTCCACCTCTAAGGGCTGGTCGGAGAACAACGCATTCTCCTGCTCCAGGATATCGGCTTCTTCTAAACTATTAGCGGTGGCTGGCGCACGGATTAGGGCCTTGTCTACGTTGTTTGAACTGCGTGGATCACGGGCCATACAGAGGGTCCTCCCCAGGGGAGGCCAAAATTACCACAAACAGAACTAATAGTACACGCGCTGGCGGGGGGCGGTTTCGTGGGGTTCGTAATCTTCGGGGTGGGTAATAAAACCCCCCTCTCTAAAACGGCGCATAGCCTGGGCAACGGTGTCTAAGTAATCGTCATGTTCCCCAGCGGGGAATGCGGCACACTCCTCTATGACCTCTTCGGCCCAGACGGTGTCGGGTGCCCACACCATGCCCGACTCAAACATAGGGGCCACACTGTTAACGCGGGTGAATTTATCGTTTCCTCTGCTGGGGGTGTAATTAGTTACAGGTATACCCATTTGGCGTAACTCCTGGGTAAGGGGCATACCGCTGGCTTTAGCTTCGATGAGGACGGTTTCGGGCTCCCAGTAGTTGTACTCCTCCATAGCTATGCGTCGCAACTCGGGGAAGTCCCACCGCCCACGTCGAGCATCACACAGTATGAGGCTCGGGGGGCTTTCCTTTTTGGGGTAAAACACCCCCCAAGTGGTGATAGCGCTGTAGTCGGCTTGGTCGCTTTTGCTAAAGGCGGTGTCGTAGCTTTGCATTATGTAGTGCAAGTGGGGGAGCTCTTTGTGTTCCCACTTTTTCCACCAATTACGCTTGAGTATGGCGCTTATCTCACTGGTGGGGCGCTGCTGCCATTGGGCCTCCCACTTGGCCACAGACAAACTAGCCCGCACCGCTATTAGGTCCTCCTTAGACCAGTACTCCGGCCACAGGGGGTTGTCGGTTTCGGGGAGGAGGGCGGGGAATTCCACTACCTCCCATTTGTCGGCCAGGGGGTCACGGGCCATTTGGCGTACTACCTTGCCGGTTAAGTCGTTTTCGGCCCAGCGGGTCATCACCACCACAATAGCGCCGCCCGGTTGCAAACGCTGGCGCGGGCCACTGGTGTACCACTCGTAGGCGTGTTCCATGGCCGTGGAGCTGAGGGCGTCTTGTTCGCTGTGGGGGTCATCAATAATAAGCAAATCCGCACCACGGCCCGTAACGGCACCTCCGGTGCCTGCGGCAAAATACTCACCGCCCTTAGTGGTCTCCCAGCGGCCAGCGGCTTGGCTGTCGGCGCGGAGCGTCACCCCCTGAAACACCCTGCAATACTCCTCACTGTTCATAAGGTTACGCACCTTACGGCCAAAACGGTAAGCTAACTCCGCAGTGTGGGTGGTTTGCATGATCTTCAACTTGGGGCTGCGTCCCATTAACCACGCAGGCAATAAATAACTGGCAAACTCACTCTTAGTATGGCGCGGCGCCATATTGACTATTAACCGCTTAATCTCGCCGGAGGCTACGGCTTCAAACTTTTCGGCCATAATGCCGTGGTGGCGTCCCGCAATAAACTCCGGCCACATAGCACGCACAAAATGGGTAAAGTTGTTTTTGCAGCTTTCGGCGTGGGTTAATTCCTCCGCACGGCCAAGTAACCGCGCATAACTCTTAAGGGTCTCTTCCGGGGTAGACTCTAACGACATACCTAATACCGGGTATTAGCCGACCAAGAAGGGGTTAGGTCCGGTTCAGTGTAGCCCTCTACGTACTCAGGGGAAGACTGCCTTGCGGCAAGGCGGGTGGTCTCTTCCTCTCCTAACATTAGGTGCATTCCACGGCGGTTGGGGTAAAGCACCACATCGGTGGTGGCACGGTTCAATTTACTGGCCTGGAGTACTTCGTCACTGTAGCTAAAGGTTACAATGGGGACATCATCTATTGTGTAATAACGGGCAATGGTGCGGCCTTCAAGGGGGGTGTTTAAGTCATCTCCAAGGACTGCTGCTAGTCTAGTGTCGTCACCACGGGCTAAGGTAGGGGGTATCTCAGACCCTACTGTTTCTAAAGTACCCCGTTTCATGGGCATTCCACCTTCCGGTCTGCCCATAGGGGAGTCGAAGAACGCGTCGGGGCCTTCGGTTAAGTACTCATCAGCCTTAAGGTCCAACACTCTTTGGGGGGTAGCTTCTTTAATAGCTTTAGGCAAAAACCCCTGCTGGGCCTGGCGGGCGGGGTCTTCTACCATGGCGTAAGGGTTACCACTTTGCCTAAACCGGTAGCTGAAATCCTCTCCACTCTGCACCAAGTCATCCATGTGGTGCATAGACAAAGTATCCAACTCGCTAGGGGCAGCAGCGTATAAGCCAGTATCCTCCCAGGGGTGCAAGTAAGCATCGTCTAACTCATCCATTACCCCCTCAGGTATTTGCTCATGGAGCACACCGGCCTGCTCCTCCCACAACTCCTCTTGTCTCAACAGGGTTTGGCGACGTTTGAAGGTGTCGCCTCGCACGAGATTAGGGGTAAGTTTGGCGGCTTGCGCG